CGTGTCGGCGCCCGGGCAAGCGATCAGCGGCCTGCCGCCGGTCAGGCGGTCGCGGGCCATCTGCTTGCCGGCGCCGGACGTGCCGGCGCAGTAGACGTCACGCCCCAGCACGGCGCCGGCGCCGATGACGCCCACAACGGCCGGCACGGCGGCGCATCCGGGCAGAGCGCCCGCCAACAAAAAAGCCGCCCCGAGGGCGGCCAAACGGCGACGGATCATGATGGTATCTCCCGGTCAGCCGCCCAGCAGCAGGGCGGCGTAACGCAGGGCCTGGTCGAGCGGCAGCACGTCCGCGATGACCAGAGCGGTGAGGGCGGCCAGGGCGACGCCGACGACAGCGACGACGCGCCAGGAGGCGAAGGAGCGCAGCTTCATGGGATGGTCCTTTCGGGGCTGGTGGAGGCGTCCAGCTCGTCGGCCAGCGCCCGCGCCAGGTGGGCGATATGGCGCGCGCGCCCGGCCGCCGACGACGGAGCCGCAGTGTCGGGCGCAGCGCGCGGCGCCCCGCCGGCGAAGAGCCGCGCCTCGGTGGACGGGGAGCGATGACCGGTGGGATCGAGGCCGGCGGTGCGCTGGAACGCCGCCAGCCCGGCGCGCGTACGCCGACCCTCGGCGCCGTCGACCGGGCCGGGATCGTGTCCCAGATCCGCCAGACGCTGCTGGACCAGCGCCGTCTCGGCCCGCGCCAGGCAGCGGGCGCGATGCACCAGCCCGTTCAGGCCGCCGTTGATGTGCCGCGTGACGGCGCGCAGGTCGTCGGCGTCGGCCAGAGGATTCAGGGTCCGGTCTCGCCAATACAGACACGCGATGTGCAGCGACAGGGCCGGGTCGGCGGCCCGCTCCGGCTCGGCCACCAGATCGAGGCCCAGCAGATCGCCCGCCCAGCGGTAGTTCGCCCGGCCGGTGAGCTGGAGCAGGCCCCGGCCCGCAAACCGCCGGCCGTCGCCGGGCTCGGTATTGCCGAGATCGGGCCGGCCCTCGTAGGCGTCACCGGACGCATACTCCCGGGTCGTTTTGAACCGGTCGGACTCGTGGCAGATCTGCGCCAGAAAGTGTGCCAGCCGGCGCAGCGGGTGGATATCGAAGCGCGGCAGCAGGTCGGGCGCGACCGCCACAACCGCGCGCACGATGTCGGCCTGCCGGTCGCCGAAGCGACCGCCGGCCGTGGCATACAGAACGGACTCAGTCAGCATCACGGGTGTCCTTTCGTTCATACGGGCAAATCCGGCCGGCGAGAGCCGTCATAAGGCGGTTCTGCTCTTCCAGTGCCTGATTGATTGTGCGGAAGTCGGCCTCTACGACCTCGCGGCGAGCGAACGTCTCGTTGATGTCCCGGGTCATCTCGTCCAGACGGCGATAGATCTTGTCGCGGCCGTCTGCCGATTCCCGTCGGGACTTGCCGATCTCGCCCACGATCCACACGGTTGCCATTCCCAGGCCGCCCATCACGGCGACCACGGCGCCCAGGGCCTCCCACGTGATCGGTTCGGCCATGTCGGTTCCTTTCGTGTCGAGGTCAGTCGAACAGCCGCACGACATCCACGGTCGGCGGTGAGGCGGGCGACGGGCGATACGGCAGCGTGATCGTGACGCCGGCGGGCAGCACCGGCCCCAGCGCGGCCAGCCCCGGATTGGCGTCCAGCACGGCTTCGACCATGTCCCATTCCTGGCCATAGTGGCGCCAGCACAGGTGGTCGAGCATGTCGCCGTCGAAGGTGGTGTACGTGGCCGATCCGTCGCCGCGCCGCACCAAGCCCTGAAGCGGTGCGCCGATCATGATCCGGTCCCCCGTGTGTCCCCACTGCCCGGGGTCTCGCACTCGACGACGGTGGTGTAGCCGTCGGCGCTCCAACGATGCTCGACCCGCATGGGGGTCCAGCGGCCGTCCACACCGGCCCGCACGTCGATCACCTCGACCGGGCGTTCGGCGGCCATCGCGGGGTCGCCCTCCAACGTAAAGGTCGCCGATCCCTCGGCGCGTTTAAGGGCGGCGGCCTTCGCGTTGACGGCGGCCTGTGCCTCGGCGGCGGAGGGAAACGGCTCGCGGAACCGATACGCCACCCCTGTCGATCCGTCTCCGGCCTCGACCTCGACAGCCTCGACGCGCCCGCGATCATACGTGCGGGCCTGGATCGTGCCGTGCTTCTCGCGGTCCTTCCAGGACACGCGGTAGTCCAGCAGATTGACGCCGGTGCGGATCACCAGCGGGTCCAGGGTTCGGCCCGAGACCGACACGCCGGCGGACTGCGGCGCCACCACCAGGTGCCCCTGCTTTATGGCGACCAGACCGCCGTGGCGGGCCGCCACGCGGCCCAGGAACGACGGATCGCTCTCCGCCGTCTGGGCCTCGTACTCCACCGGCACCGCGGCCAGGGCCGGCGCCACGCGGGCGATCCAGCCATTCCGCGCCGCGATCAGGTCCGCCAGTGCACCGAGGGTCGGCACGGCCGGCGGCTGGTGGGCTTCCGTGCGCCGCTCCTTCGCCGCACTCAGGGCGTCCACGGACGCCCCGTGCAGGACGATGGTTTGCGGCCAGCCGGTCAGGTCCACTTGGTCAATGATGTAGTCACCCTGCACGACCGCACCGATCTCCAGGTACCCACCCTCGATGCGGATCGTCTCGTGCGTCCGCGGATAGACGATGCGGCCGTCCCGATCATCCAGGGTGACGGCGACGGTGTCGGCTTCCAGGCCCCGTTCGTCGGTGACCGTCAGCGCCGTCAGAAGGGGGCCCCAGCGCTCGGCCAGATCGACGTCGCCGTGCCAGATGCGGATGAACGGCGTCTTCATCCGAACATCCGAGCGATGGCGGAGCGGGCCTCGGGGGCGCGCGCGCGGCCGTCGAACAGGAACTCCAGCCGGACGACAATGCGCTGGCCGGTCCCATCCGGGTGGATGTGGCCCTGTGTCTCCCCGACCGACTTGAGCGCCCAGGTGTCCAGGTTGGTGCCCATGGCCCGCGCGTTGCCGATCAGCGCCTCCGACGTGCCGACGGCCGCACGGAGGCCGTGGAGTTGCTCCAGCCCCCGGTTGCCCGGCAGGTGGAACGGGAAGATGGTCGCGGACAGGCCGATGGTTTCCGCCTCCCAGCCCATCATGTGCAGGCTGGGCCGCGCCCCGATGATGTGCTGCGGCGCGATCCGGGCGGTGTAGGCGCGGGTCAGCTCCTCATAGGCGATGGTGGCGATGCTGAACCGGAAGTCCCCCCAGGCCATCAGCACGTGCATGGTCGCGGCCTTCCTTTCAAGAATTCGCTTTGCGCGAACTATTGTGTTGACGTGCGATACGCTCTAAGCGAATATAACCGTGCCGAGAGAAGGGACGGTCATGCATATCCGGTACACTGCCAAAGCCCAGAAAGAACTGCGCAAGATCGGGCCGGCGGCGTCCACCATCGTCTCCAAAATCGAACAGTATGCGGCCGATCCGGCCAGCCTTCAGAACAATACCAAGGCCCTGAAGGGGTCGGACGCGTTTCGCCTTCGAGTTGGCGATTACCGGGTTCTGTTTACGGTATCCCAGGACGGCACCCTCACGATCATGACCGTCATCGCCATCCGCCATCGAAAGGACGCCTATGACCGCCCCTGACACGATCACGATGAGCCGGGCCGAATACACGGCCCTGCTGGAACGCCTGGAAGACGCCGAAGACCGCGCGCGGATCGCCGAACGACGCGATGACCCAACCATCGGCCACGACAACCTCAAGCGCATCCTGGCCGGGGAACACCCGGTCAAGGTCTGGCGCGAGGAGAAGGGCCTGAAACAAAACGAACTGGCCGCGACGGCCGGGATCTCGGCGCCCATGCTCAACGACATCGAAAAAGGACGCCGCACGCCCTCGCTCGATGTGGCGCGGCGTCTGGCCTCCGCCCTTGGCCTCACGCTGGATGATCTGTTCGACTGATCGCTATCGCGTCACGGCGAACGGCATGGCGCCGACGCCGCTGGTCGGCCGGTCGCGCAGGTTGGCGGACCGGGAGCGGTCGAGCGCCATGGCGGCACGATCGGCGGCCGCCCGGGTGGCCGTCCCCAGGCCGGACAGCGCCGCCTGGGCCTCGGCGATGCGCTGCATCAGGAGGTCAAGGGCGGTCATGTCGATGGTGACGCGGCCCTGCATGTCCAGGGATGGTGCCAGGTTTGCCAGCCGGGCGCCCAGTGCGTCCGTTGCGTCGCCGGCTTCGGCCAGTTCGGCCTCCAGCTGTTCCAGATCCCGTGCCGCCGCGGCGACGTCGTCGGTCGCGATATCCGGCAACGGGGGCGGCGTGACCGGTGGGGCGACTGCGTTCCCACCTCCGAGAAGCGCCGCCACCTCCGGCGGCGCGTCTGCCGTGACGGGCGGTGACGCAGACGGCGCCCGGGCCGGGTCCGGCGCGGGCGGTGTCTCGGCCGTGGTCGGGTGGGGGGACGGCGCCGCAGGCTGGAAGATGTACTCCGGGACATCGAAATCGTTGCCCCCCATGGCGGCGGCCCGAGCCGCTTGCTGCTCGGCCAGCAGACGTTCGTTTTCGGCCCGGAGTTCGGCCAGGGCACGGTCGTATTCCGCATCGTATGCTTGTTGCCTGCGGTCTTGCGCTTCTTGGCGGTGGCGGAAGCGTGGCGGCACGGCCGCATCTCGCGCCTGCTCGGCGCGTTCCTGGGCCTGCTCCTGGATTTCCGCGTCGGTCAGGGGTTTTGCCCGGACCTCGATGCCCATCTCCTTCTTGATCCAGTCGGGGATCACGCCGACGACGGCGTCGATCGCGTCCTGGAACCACCCCCGGAACGTCTCGAAGACCTGGATCACGTAGCGGACGGCGCCGCCCACGGCGTTGCCGAGCGTCTCGCCCCAGCGCACCCATGTTTCGGTGTCCAGCGGCCCCGTGACCTTGGTGATCCAGCCCCACAGATCGGACAGCCAGCCCAGCACGGGCTCCAGGGCCGGCCCCACGGGCCCCAGCGCCTCCCGGAACGCGGGACCGAACGACTTGAAGCCTTCCTTCACCCCCTCCCAGTTCTGCATGATCCAGGCCGCACCGGCGCCGAGGGCGACCACGATGGCGCCGATGCCCGTGGACACACGGGCGATCTTCAGGCCGCGCAGGGCGGCCTTCACGAGCTTGATGGGGTTCAGCAGACCCACGAAACCGCGCCCGATCAGCGCCAGCGATCCCGGCAGGCCGGCCACGGCCGAATGCATAGCGAACCCGACGACGGCGGCGCGCATGGCCCGAAACGCGGCCGTGAACCGGGTCACCGCACCGACAGCCAGCGCGGCGACGAACCGCCCGGTCGCTGCTGTCGCCACCACCATCGGCCGAACGATCATCAGCACTGCGCCGCGCAGAAACCCCATCGACCATTGCGCACCGATGGCCGCGATCCGCAGCGCGACCAGCCCCGTCGCGCCCATGACAATCGCGCGCGTGGTCGCCGGGAAGCGTTTCGCCAGCCCAGTCACTCCCTCAATGATGGGCGACATGGCGTCGATGGCGCTGTTGAGCGGCGGTAGCAGGGCGCCCCCAATCGCATCACCTAACGCGAACGCTTGGTTCTTCAGCGTCTTGAGGGCCGATTCCGTGGTCTCGGTGAAGCGCCGGTATTCATCGGCAGCACTTCCGGCGTAGTTCGATTCCTCCGCCACCAGCCCCAGCGATTCCCGAAACAGGTCCAGGTTGTTGAGCAGCGGCGCCAAGGCCCGCGCCTCATCCCCGAAAATGTCGGATGTGACGGCCGCGCGCATTTCGGCTGGCACTGCGGCGAGGCGTTCCAGGACCTCCTCAGTCATCCCCGTCGCGTCTTCCTGCATCCGACGGGCGACGTCCTCGGCGGTCAGGTTGAGCCGTTTCAGGGCTTCCTGCTGACGCTTCGTCGCGCTCGCCCCCCGGGTGAGGGCCTTGCCCATGTTCAAAAAGCTGGTGGCGGCGACCTCCGGCGCGGCCCCGGCGGCGATCATGGCGGAGCCCAATGCGGCGGCTTCTTCGGCGGCAAACCCGAAGTTCTTTGCGTCCGACGCCACGCGTTTGGTGAAATCCAGGACTTGGGGCGCGCCTGATGCTTGACTGTTTCCCAGGTAGTTGATCGCGTCGGCCAGCGCCGTGACCTCATCGACCGACATGGCAAGGCCAGTTTTGATCTGGGCCATTGCCCGGCCGGCGTCCCCCGCGCTGATGTCCATCGCCACACCGATCTTTGACGCGGCTTCCGTGAATTTCAGCAAGTCTTCCCGCGCGATATTGGCCTGTCCGGCCTCAGCGGCGATGGCAGCCAGGTCCGTCGCGGCCATCGGGATGCGCCGGGACATGTCGATCAGTTCGTCCTTGAACGCCGCCAACCCGTCCGGGGTCGGGAAATCCACCACCTTGCCGACGTCCGCCATGGCGGCTTCCATGTCGACCGCCGCCGTGATCGGGGCCTTGATGGCGTTCGCCAGGGCATAGGCGCCGGCGGCCGCGTCCAGGTAGCGCCCGCGCATCTGCTCCATGTGCTGGGCGTTCCGCGTCGCGGCGGCAGAGATCCGCGCCGGCATATCCCGCATGGTCTGGGTAATCTGGCGGGCGGGTCGGGTGACCTCATCCACCAGACTGACGATCAGTTGAGACGTCAGGGTCGCCATAGGCGGCTACTCCATCAGGCCCCGACCGCGTGCGATCCGCCGGGCCTCGGCGTGCCACGCGCAGACGTCGGTCCAGCGCATCGTCATCAGGGCCGGAATCGGAGTGTTCAGGATGTGGGCGCACTCTGCGGCGATGGCGCGCCAGTGCCGCCGCTGCCCAAAGGGTCCGCGATCAGGTCCTTCAGGTCCTTCGCACGCACCTCACGGATCACGGCGGCGGGGGCGCCGGTCAGGGACATGACGAGCTGGCGCAGCGCTGCGAGTTCGGATTGTCCGCCCGATTGGGCCGCCTCCAGGTCTTCAATGTCGCCCAGGGTCAGGTCGTCCACCGTGACCTCGGTGTACTTTGTGCCCTCGTGTTCGACAGGGCGGCGGAGCGGGATTGTTTTGGGCATGGTGAGTGTCCTTCGACTATTACACAAAAAAGGGCGCCCTGAGGCGCCCATTCCGTTACTTACTTTGTCTCAGATCCAATTTTACAAACGACCCTCCCAAACAGTCACTTCAATGACCTTGCTTGACCTGGTGTCAAATATACACTTGTAAGCCACATTCTGCCATGCGCCGAAACCATTCTGGAATTTTAACTTATCTCCAAAATACGCTATGATGCCTTGTGACTTGCTGTTCCACATGAACTGCGAGAATTTTGGCTCTATCCAAGAATTGGTCCATTCAAGTTCGAACCTTGCATAGCGCTCAATGAGAGGGGCACAGTTTATACTGGCATCAACAGCGTACTTATCTCCCGCACACTGCAAGTCGGCGAGGCACTTGGCATCTGCGGCCGCTTTTTCAGCGTCTTCTCTGGCCTTTTGTTCACGTCGCCGCTGCGCCTCTGCGGCCTCTCGTGCGGCACGCTGCGCCTCCCACTCCTGCGGCGTTTCAATGCCAGCGGCTTGCGCCTGCCTTTGATCCGCAGCGGATTCCCATCCACTCTTGCGCGCCCGCGCGTCATCGCCAAGAGACCCGGCCGCGAAGGCCATGACGAGAAACCCAACGAACACAAACACGCCGTCGCGCCGTTTCGAAAAACCAATATATTTGATCGGGATGACGGCATTCACAAGGCCGAACGCCGCAATCGTTAACGCAACAATCTCAAGCGTATTCCACATGATGCCACTCCTCGCTGAGGATCGCGAAGAGGGTACATTGCCGCGTTACAAACCGCAAGGATGGTGCATTCTACTCGCCTTCAGATAGTTAGGCGCGCCCACTCAGCCGCTCGACGATGCTCAGCAACTGTGTTTCGCGCTGTTCCAGCCGCGCGATTCGACTGTCGCGGGCCGCGATGGCCGCGACGGCGTGGTTCATCTCGGCGGAAAGGCGGGCGGGCGTGACCAGTTTGCCCCGGCGCCAGGCCATGAACACGGTGATGACCTCGCGTCGGATCGCCGCCGCGCGCGGGGTGCGGCTGAACATGCAGATCAGAAGGGCCTGCGGCTCCATCAGACGATACTCGGTAACGGTGTGGGTCGCGCCGTTGGTGCGGCGTTGCGCCACACAACGTGGCGCAAGGGTCCCATACGAAAGCAGCTCGGGCCGGTGCCGGGTAATGATCTGCCGGATGGCGCGCGGTCGGTCATACCCCAATCGCTCGGCCAACCGCAGATCCAGGATGCGCGGCTCGTCGTCGGATGTGTCGAGGTCAGCCAGGGCCAACGGTGTTGCGTCCAGTGGCATGGCCGTTACTCCGCCGGAGACGCGGGCACGTCGGTCGTTGCCGGGTCGGGCTTGCGGCCGGCCCGGCGGGGGAACGTCAGCACGCCCTGGCCGCGTTGGCGGTCGTTGTGCTCGGCCACCAGGGCCTTGCCGCGTTCCTCCATGTAGCGGGCGGCGAAATCGCGCGGAAACAGCCAGACGCCGCTATGCGGGCACTTGCGGACCGCCACCGAATCGGGTGACAGCAGCGCCCGGGTGCGCAGGTCGCGGCCGATCTTGCGGTTCAGGCCATTGCGGCCCTTGGTGATCGCCTGGGCCTCGTCCAGAAGGCCCCGCACGCTGACGTATTCCAGCGCCGCGACCCGGCCATCGGCGGCCAGCATCAGGTGATTGACCCGTTCCGCCATGGCCACCAGATCCGCGTCCTGCCGCTCCATAGCGTCGGCCATCAACCGCATCATCTTCTCGGTGCCGGCGACCTTGTGCGAGATCATGCGCAGCATCCCGTCCATGCGCCGGGTCAGTTCGGCGTTCGCGCGCTGTGCCTGTTCCTCGCACCACAGGAAATAGCGTCGGATCAGACGGCCGGTCTCGTTGTTCTCGACCATCGCCAGCTGCTTGGACATGTCGAGCGTGAGACGGTAGACTTGCACTTTCTGGGGACGGGCTTTTGCGCTCGCCAAATCGGGCGAGCTCAAATCCTCAACAATTTCAAAGTCCACGCCCTCACGGAAACCGTACTTAGCGATGCGCCCCTTGATCCAGTTCGTGTAGTCCCGGCCCACGCCCAGGCCGGCATGCAGGTCGCGTGCGTCGGCGACACCCAGCACGGTGCGCCCGCCGATCACGACGTCCGTCGCGGTACAGGAACGCTATCCGACTCACCTTCTGAATTCGCTTTGAATCCTCATCCACATTCCGAAGCAAAACCATGCCTTTCATCGACATAAGAAGCATGGCACGGCCTGCGCCCTGCCCCAAGGGGTGTGGCGCCGTTTATCCCCGAAATCCTTGATATCCTCTTTATCCACAGGGTTCCAGGCGCCTGCGGTTGCGCGGCCCGCTGCGCAACCATGACACCCGCACTGTGACGGAGCCGGGCCACCTTCGCGCCCGGACAAATGTCCGGATACCGCCCGCACCCCCTAACGCCCCAGAGCGGCATTGATGTCGGCGAGGCGGTCGATGCCGCCGACGACCAGCTTGGCGGGCATGAGGCCGATCTCGTGCAGGGTTTCGCCACCGATCTCCCAGCGGAAGTAGCGCAAGCCCTTGATGGTGTAGCCGAGCCCGGCCTTGTCCTCGCGCGCCCAGGTCTCGGCATCGGGCTGGGCGAGCCGGCCCTCGTAGATCAGCACGCTGGGCTTGGTGGCGCCGTCCATCTCGTCCACCAGCGCGCCGCGGAAGGTGAAGGTGTCGACGACACCGGCCGGGCGGAGCAGCATGCCGGCCAGGGTCGGGTTGTGGCTGGCCAGTTTGATCTTGGGTTCCAGCAGGCCGATCTTGATCATCGGCACCTGAGCGGTCATGACGGCGCCGCCGTAGGTGTGCTCGACGTAGTGTTCGTCGGGCAGGGCGCATTCCAGCTCCTCGGTCTCGTAGCCGTAGTCGACGCCACCGGCCCAGAGTGTGTAGCCGCGCAGGATGTGCCGCATGTCTTGGGACTCCCTTCCTCAGGCAGCGGCGCTGGCCATGCGGGCGATCTCGCGCGCCGCGTCGGCCAGGACCGTCGTGTAGTAGCCGGTGTTGCGGTTGAAGACGAAGACCAGGTGCTCGATGGGCGCCGGCGCCTCGCCGTCGTAGTGGACGTAGAGCAGGCCGCTGGCCATCGACTCGGCGGTGTTCAGGGCCGGGTCCAGCCACACCCGGCCGCCCAGCGTGGCGCCCATCGCCTGCCAGCGCCGCAGCGCGCGGTTCACGGTCTCGGCGATATCCACCAGGATCTGTTTGCTGAACGGCTTGTCGAGGTAGGGTTCGTGGGCGATCTCGATGCTCTCGACGATGACGTCGTGGGCGCGGCGCACGGGCCAGAACACGTGCAGCGGATCGGCCTTGGCGACCCGGTTACCCCAGAGCTTCCAGCCGCCGGTGGGGCTGCGCACGACCGTACTGACGTGCTGGCTGTTCAGGTACTGGCTTTCGACCGAGCGATCGGACAGCGAGTGCTCGATGGGCCGGTGCGTGCCCAGCACGCCGTTCAGGACGTGGTTGGAGGGCGAGACCCAGAAGCCCTCCTCGTAGTCCACGCGGGCCTGAAGACCCAAAACCATCGCATCGGCCGGCATGGAGACCGGCACGCCGTCCTTCGCCACCTTGACGAAGGGGTCGAGCACCATCATCCGGTCGGAATCGAAGTCGTTGCGGTACTGCACGGCGTCGGCATCGGTGCCGTTCGGGCCGCTCACCACGGTGCAGGCGCGGTAGCGCTGGCACAGCGCCGCCAGCTCGGCCGCGACCGGATTGGCGACGGTGCCGAGCGTGGTCGTCGCGGTCGCCCCGGTCCCGTCGCCAGTGACCGTCGCCGTCGCGGTGGTGTAGCCGATGCCGGGGTTGGTCACCACGATGGCCGAGACCGCGCCGCCGTCCAGCATCGCCGTCGCGGTGGCCCCGATGCCGTCGCCCGTGATCGCGACCGTGGCCGTGGTGTAGTCGGTCCCGCCCTCGGTCACGGGGACGGACGCCACGCCATCGGTCGGCCGCACCGACGTGAACCCGGGGGCGCCGATCAGCTTGGGCGCCTGACCGAACTCCGGCTGAATGCGCGACAGGGCGTGCAGCCCGGTGCGGGCGGCGCGGCTGCCCAGCACGTTGGCCATCGTGGCCGCCGTGTCCGCCCCCTCCTCGACCCGCGTGAAGTACACCGTCTGGGACATGCGCCCGGCCTGCGTCAGGATGGCGTCCAGATGGTCGGACAGTGTGCCGGTGTTGCCCAGGCCGGCCGGCAGGTCGGTGTAGCCGCGCATCACCCGCGGCTGGTTCAGCGGGAACAGGGTGTCGTCGGCGTCGGGCGCGGTGCCGACGAGGAAGATGATCCCGGAATCGATGGTGGCGACGAAGCGCGGATTGCCCGCGTCCTTCTCCTGGGTCTCGATACCGTGCAGGAAGATGTCCATGCGGGGCTCCTTCGGGTGATGCGGGCATGAAAAAGGCCCCGCACGGGGGCCGTCGGCGCCGTCGGGTCCGCCGGGGCTCAGAGGGGATCGGGCGGCCGGATGATGAGTTCGGTGACCGCCTTTGCCGGGGCGTCGCGGGCGGCGGTATAGCGCACCGGGGCGTCGTCGATGCGACAGCCGGCGTAGAGGTCGCGAATGAGCGGATGGTCGTTGATGGACAGGATCCAAGACCCCTTCAGGGCCAAGAGGATAGCGGCGAGGCGCCGGTGATCCTCGGCGGTGAACAGGCCCTTTCCATAGTAGTCTTCGACCCCGACGTAGGGGGGATCGCAGTAGAACAGCGTCGTCGGCCGGTCATAGCGCCGCAGGAACGCCCCGAAATCCAGGTTCTCGATGACGACGCCGGCCAGACGCTCGTGCAGATCCGCCAGCTGCGGCCCCAGGGTGTTGAGGTTGAACCGGGCCGGGCCGGCCATGTGGACTCCGAAGGTCCGGCCCACGACCTTGCCGGCGAAGGCCAGACGCTGCAGCACCAGGAAGCGGGCGGCCCGCTCCAGGTCGGTCAGGGTGGCCGGGTCCACCCGGCACAGGCGGTCGAAGTCCCGCCGGCTGGTGATCTGGAAGCGCAGCGTGTCCATGAACTGCGGATAGTGGCGCTGCAGGATGCGAAAGAACGTGGCGACGTCCCCCGACGCATCGTTGATCACCTCGGCCTTCGGGATGCGGGTGCGGCGCAAGAACACGCCGGCCATGCCCACAAAGGGTTCGGCATAGAGCGTGTGCGGGACGGTCTCGATGAGTTGGACCAGCCGGCGCGCCAGATTGCGTTTGCCGCCGATCCAGGGTGCTACGGGCCGGATCGGAGCGCAGGTTCGTGTTTCAGGCGTGGACTCCATGAACGGTAACCCTTACGACTCTCCCGCCCTCGCGAAGGGTGGCGGGACGGCCGCGTGGCTGCCGCATGCGGTCGTGGGAGGTGCTTTCTCCCGGCTCGGGGTGCTGCAACACCCCGGCCCCCGCCGGCGGCGGGTGCGTGTCGACGGCTTGGCGCTCCGTCAGGATGGATCGGGCCGGGCGCCGGCGAGCACCTGGGCGGCGCGGGCGGCGGTCAGCAGCGGCGGATCGGTGGTGGTCAGGTACTGGAT